AAATACTTGGTCTGTTGTTTCTGAAGATTGCTTATTAAATGCAATAAGTGCTTTTGTTTGTTCTAAGAAACTTAAGTTAGCATTTTCTGTTGCAGTTACTTGAGTTTCAAATCTTTTACGAAGTTTGCTTGATATTTTTCCTGATTCATCTAATTGTTCATTTAAAGCCCTAGCTTCTTCTTTTCCTGTTGCAAAAATTTGAAATAAAGTTGTTGCTATAGCAATAAAAGGAGCTATTTTCATAGTGACAGATGTTATTGCAGCACCTAAGTTTTGAACTCCTACACCAAGAATACCAATACTACCTTTTGTTGCTAAAGAAACTTTCCCCATAAAACTTATATTTTTAGTTGTGCCTGGAATTTTTGTTTCTTTTATTTTAGTTTTTAAATCTCCAAATGCAGCGCTTAGTCCTTGAGTTTCTGCTATACCAGTAACATCAGCAACACCTGAACTTACTGCAGCTCTTTGTTGTAGACCTTCTAATTGTCTTGCAGCAAAAGAACCCTCTCTTGCTTTAAGTTTTCCTGTTCCAATTGCATTAAGTTTCTTTTCTGCGCTTAGTTCTTTATTAATTAATTTTAATTTTTTATTTAATAATGCTAACTCATCTTTAATTATTTTCTTACTTTTATCTCCAGCTTTTAGTTCTGCCTGTTTAAGTAAAGCTACTCTTTTTTCTAATGCATTTTTCTTTCGTGTTAAAGTATTTGCTTCTGCAATCTCTTTATTAATATCTTTTGCCGCTTTTGCTTGTGACCTAAATCTAGGTGTTATTTTGTCTTCTGTCTCTAATCTTTTTTGAGCCTCTCTTGCGGTTTTTCGTTGGTTTTTTGCAATTTCTCTTTCTGCTTTTGTATTCGCATTAGCTTTATTTTCTACTGACTTAATATATTTCTGAGCATCTTCTGCTGCGAGTGCTGCCCCTTCTGCTATTCTACTATTAAATTGACCGAGTGCAGGAACTGCTAATTTTAGAAGTGTACCTGCTACTACTACAAATATAGTAGTTAAAATAGCTTTATTATCTGCAAGAAAGCCTACTAAAGGCCCTATTGTTCCGGTAACTAATCCAGTTAAATTTATAGAAATATCTCTAAGAGAAGCAGCTAATCTAGTAAATGCATCAGGTTCAACTTCTTCTGCATACTCTTGGAATTTTTTAGTACCTTGCTCTAAGATTTGATTTAAAAACGCTTGTCTTTTTTCTGCTTGAGAAAGTGAGTTAGCTGTTTTACCTAATTGTGCTGCATATATTCTTGAGGCTTCGTCCACACGAACAAACAACCCGATCTCGTCGAGTATTTCTGGTTCTAGTTTGATTGCACCTCTGAATATTCTATCCAGAGCGTCTGGTAGGTCTCTACCTAATGATATCGCCGCTCCTTTTGCGACTTGTGTTAAACCTTCAATCTCTGTTGTGCTTAGACCAGCACTAGATGCCAGAGATACTTGGCTGAATGCAGCAGCTAAATCTACTGCACCTCCTGAAGCTTCAACTAATCTTTGTGATAAAACATCAATACTCGTTCCCCCACGAGTACTTAATATTTCCATTGATTGAGTAAGTTGATCTATTCTTGCTGCTCTCTGTAGAACACCGAACGCAGCTGTAAGAGCAAAGACGTTTGCAGCAAGTAACGCGTAGGCTCTAACTAATCCACCAGAACCATCAGAGCCTCCGAGGTTTTGTTGCATTTTAGAAAAGTTTTTAGACGCACCAGAAGAAATACCTGCAACGCCTTTAATTTCACGCCCAGTTTTATCTATCTGTTTACCAGTTTTCTTTGCGGACGATTCAACACCGTCCATTTCCTGTTTGGTCTTTTTGAGGTCTTTTTGGACAACACTTATATTTTTGCCCTTTACAACGACTTCTAAATTTGCTATTACCTTTGACATTATTTTCTTTTTATTTTCTCGTACTCAGCTTTTAGCCTTTTCTGTGAGATTTCTATATCTCTGCTCTCTAACATTGTTACTATATCAAAAACATAATCAACATTATGCTCTTCTACTCCATACTTATTTAGTATGAAATCAAAATTTGTAAAATCTTTGCCTACAAATCCTAAATCTGGATAAACTTTACTCCCTAAAGTATTGTATACATTTAGTGCTGTAATTACTATATCGGGAAAATCTTCCCAAGCTGGTGGACATTTTTCCCAATCTACATCTTGGTTTGTTTGTTCACACATCTCAAGATATTGGTCTTTCGACATACCAACATCTTTATTGTCCAGATACGACTGCAGCTTTTGGTTTATTATTTCCTTGTTCTGGGCTACGAAAATTTTCCAGGTCAAAAACTATGTCGTTTAACCAATTATCAAATTCGCTTGAATTATCAACTAATAATTTAGCATTGTCATCGGTATACGGTAGTAGCGCCTCCTGGTCTTGTCCTTTTAAATCCACTAAAACTAAATCTTCTAAATATTTTAGTTTTAACCCTTTCCAGTTTTTAACTGTAGCTTTTGTAAATTCTTCTACAAATTTATCATCATTCATGATTTCTTCAAAAATTCTTGACTTTCTATTGAACTTATTTTCAGTAGAGTTCTTTCTTAGTTTTTGAAGTTCTTTTCTTGATAGATTCGCTAGTTCAACTGAGAATCCATCTAATCCTGGGAAATCGACCCAAGTAGTTTTACTATCAACTAGTAATGATTTTAATTCCATTTTTTCTCCTGTAATTTTTTAATATGTTATAATACTTCCTAAGTTAGCAGGACTAGTGACTAATCTATAATCAAAAGTCTGCGTAAATACTTCTCCTTGTCCAGTTCTTTTTGTAAACATACAAGTTGATAAGTTTGCATTTAAAAATGTAGAACCATCAACTAGAGTTTTAATCGCAACTGTAGATGAAGTATCAAAAGTTTGTGCTGTACTAGAGTTATTACTTGTAAAAAATTGTGTTATATTTCCACTTACTACTCTATTATTTAAACTATAAGTAGTAGGGTACATTGCGTCACTTGCTGATGAAACATTTAAACTATTTTGTAATGTTTCAAAAGGAGTCCAACTTATGTTATTTTGTACACTCAATGTTGCAGCTTGTAGGTTAGGAACATCAGTTCCATCTACCTCTACATCAAGGAGAGATAATGTGGGATTTCTTGTGGCACTTGGAGAAACCAAGTTTCCAGGTAGGCTAAAAGAAGCATTTCCCACTCTTGATAGCTTTTGTCCATTTCCACTTACAGTTAACATAAGTGGTTGGTTTTTTGCTAAACTAAACTCTCCTGAAGTAATGACACACCCTTCTATTTTAAAAGTGCTTTCTCCAGTTACTATGTACATATCAAACGATTGTAATAATTGTTCGCCTGAACTTGTATCATAGTCAGTTAATAAACTTTTCACGATGCTTTCGTCTTTCTCTTTCGTAAGACAAACAGCAAAACTAAAGTTGGCAGGATTTGCTTTTGTTATACTCGTTCCTTGAAACATTTTTGTCTGATCGTGCAAAGTCTTCTCTTCGTATGCATCTTCCGCAAATGTTTGGTTGAACGAAAGTTCGGGAGTAACCTTTATATTATAACGATTACTCCCGATTACCAAATGTACGGCACTTTCTCTAAGAAAGTTGTATGCCGCCATGACTGTTATACAGCTGCACTACCAGATTCTGCATATCCACTTTCTGAGTGGACGGTGGAGCCTTTATATTTGACTGCCATTTCATCACCTGTTAGTAAGTCTGTACCGTGTGCTGAGAACTCAATTGTTGTTGAGATAATATCAGCAGTTTCAATTGTAGGGATTTGTAAGTGAGCCTTTGGTATGTCGAACTCAACTACTGGAACAGCCGAAGATGCTCCGCCCATAAATAAACTCATATCAAACGAGTTAGAAACTAAACTTGTTGCTGCAGCTAGGTCTGTTAGCAACTGGTTAGAACCGTTAGCTTTTGTATCTAAATAGCAGGTTAAATTACCTGATATTTGTCTTGCTCCTGTAAATGAGCCAATTGGTTTATCCACCAATCCAAGAGTTTCAGGTGTTACATATGTAATGTTATTAGCAATTGTAATTGAACCACCAGTAATATTAATATCATATGTAGTTGTAGAATCAGACGCGTCAGGGTCTAAGATTCCACTAGAGTTCTTGGTTGCGGATAATGTTAATGTTGAGAGTTTATTTCTCAAGTAATCAGCATCATCAGGACCAGTTACATCAGCATAGTTGTACTTTTCAATGTAAGTAACAACCTTTGTTTCTGTATCGGTTCCACTTATTTTAGCATGCAATGCTTTTGAAGGGTCTTCAATCGCACTGGTAACCTGATCAATAGTTGTTGCATTACCAGACCATGCTAATGTTGCAATACCATCAATTGAGAAGTCAATCTCACATTGGTTAACTTGTGCTTCGTTTAGTCTATAAGTTGTATTTTCTAGTGCAAAGAAAATGTTTAGTTTTAATAATTCGTGATGGTCAGACCTTACAAATGAAATATCCGCATCGGTTGAATCACATGTAACTGCTGGGTCACTAACAGTACCACTTGGGTCTGTATCTGTTATACTAGCACCAGCAATTGCTGCCCATAGAATGTTTTCGACCATATCCATGTCATTGTTGCCTCTAAAACTTGCAGCACCGTGTTTAAACGGTCTTACATATGTTGAGAAGCTCCATTCTGCAGGTGGTAAAGAATCGTTAAATCTTTTTGAACCCCTGTTTGGACTTGCACCTGCTTCACTAATTGTTATATCAGTAGCATCACTTCCTTGAGAAAAACTATACCCATCTAATACACCAATTCTAAAAGTATTTGCATCGCTTTCGTTACCTTTAAAAAGTCCTAATCCTGTTCTTGAACCTTCGGCAGTTACTCCAGCTGAAGCTGTAGTTACACCATTAACAGTTAATACTAAACCATTAGCACCACTTCCACTAGAAGCAGTTGAAGTTACAGTATCATTATCAGCATAACCTGAACCCCTAAAGTTGTTAGGAATAAAGAACTCAGTTGCAGCGCCACTACTTACAGCAGCGACGATAGCTTTGAAGTTAGTTCCACTTCCAGATGTAGTTCCAAAAGTAAGAATATCTCCAACAGCATGACCAGAGTTAGTACCTGAACTTGCGTCCACAGTAAGTACATTACCTCCAGCAGCTGTTACTCCATTAACTGAGCTAACAAATACTTTGGTATTTCTCGATAGATTTAAAGCCATTGCTTTCTCCTATTATTCTCTTTGGAAAGGACTCCGCGTCATATTAATGAGCGTTATCGTTTCCTAGTATCGTACTTCGACTACAATCTCTCCTATGCCTAATGGCTCTATAGCTCCTTCATCAGTTGTAATACTTTGTATTGTCATCTGAGTAGTCTGCTCTATAGGGTCGACTGTATCATCATACACCATTTGATCACTTTCATCTATGATTTTTTCAATATCTTCTAATAAAAGTGATAATTCTTCTTGAGCATCTTCTTCGTTTTTAACATATGCTCGTATTGAAAGTAGTAAAAATCTCCACTTAAACCCACCAGGCTGATATTGTCTTGTTTCGTCTCCTGCAACAACACAGACTTTTGGGTATTGTTCT